ATACCCTTCTTTTCTTTTACCGTTACAAGCAACAGTCTGATCTACAAAATACCAATACTCATCTTCTGTTATTCCAAGGAGGTTACACAGATCTGCTTCCGTTGGGAGTAGCAACCTTCTACCATAAGGCCGTTTAGCGGACACCAATTCACCACCAACTCTCCGAATGTTTTTCGATAACTCAGCCATCCTTCCTCGTAATAAACTGCCATGCCATAACCATCATTTTCGCCACGGCATAAACCTATTGCTCCCAGTTTAGGGGGTGAATCAACTCCCCACCGATTTAATTCTTCAAAAAAGATACTATAGTCTTTTTTCTTTAGCCTCCTATACCAAGAACGCTTTGGTTCTGGAGAACTTATTCCATAACTTTTTAAAACTGTTCGACATAAAGACAAACAGTCACCAGCTCCATGCTTTTTAGGATCAGCCCCTAGGCGATAAGGAAGCCCAATTAATTGATCTGGCCTCAACGTGCTTGAATTTGTCCTGTCACTGGCAACGCTCCAACCATTCGTCTTGTCAACACTCTATTAGGAGCATTAGCCCCTACAGCATCAACAGCAGAACTAAGTAAAACTTCAATAGTTTGAGAATCATAACTTAAAGAAGCCGCTAACCATTCTTCACTTGTGATTGGAGTTGTATTTTGCTTAACGAAAGATTCAGTCATTAAATATGTTTCTACTTTAATGTGATACTTATTTGTTACCGCTTGTTGTGCATAATTCATGCTAATTGCATTATTAGCAAGTATTAAAGAAGACTCTAAATTATCTCCAGAACGGCTTCGTGTTGCACCTTGATAAATAAAAGAAAGATAGTTATGATCGTGTGCAATTTCATTGTATTTGCCGTTTTGAAATTTTGTAGGGCTAAACGAAACAGAACCATTAGGTTTTGTAATTGTAATAAAATTAGTTAAAACAACAAGACTCATAATCCTAATGAAGACCTCCTGCTACGAGAATTTCTTAAAGATGAAAGTGTACGAGCCTCCCCAGCAGAAGCACCTCTAGCTGCTGCACTATTAATGATCTGACCAATGGCAGACTTAGGAACAAACTCTTCAGAGTTGAAGTTCAATATAGGACCAGAGTAATTAACAGTAGTAGAACCTCCTGCACCACCACCTGCATAAGACGAACCACCTCCAGCAATTACAGAATCGCCTCTAGCACCTGCTGAGTAGCGTTGCATACTTGAAGCCATCTTTGATGCAGGAATTACATATTCGTCTTCTCCAGCCTCTCCCACAAGTCCTACGGTTGGTCTGGTTACATATCCTCCTGATGAAAATGGAGCAACTTTCGTGTAATCAATATGTCTGTTTAAATTATTTGCTGTTGCTCCTACTCCAGTTTGCCTCATTCCAGCAGGCATACTGGACATATTTGCACCTTGAGTCATTCCTAATGAGCTAACTCCAATATTTGCAAACATCTTTAGTAGCCCCATTTTTATTTGATTTGCTGCCATTTGTGCTGCCATATCTGCAAAATGATCTGCAATACGACTAAACATATTTGCAAATGCTTGTTGAACACTCATCGTTCCACGAATTATTCCTTTAAATGATTCACTAAACGCTCCGCTAATTGCAGTTGCAGCTTCAATTACTTGGAACATTGGATCTTTTAATTTTGCAATCTCAACCTGTGTTTTACGAATAACTTCAGGTAATTGATCAAAGCTGCTAATTACATCTGTAACTTGGTCAATATTACCAATTTCAGCCATCGCACCATCTATTAATGCTTTTGCCTTTTTATATTGCTCTTCTAGTTCTGCAAGCTGTTTAGCAACTCTTTCTTGTGGACTTTCAAAGTTTTGATTACCTTCAATTAAGAAAAGATCTGCTGCTGCTTTCATCCAATACCATATTTCCTCTCTTAAACCTATTTCTTTAATTAATTCCGTTCTTTTAATTTTTTGTGTTTCCAGTAATACTTCTTGTAATTTAATTTGCAATTCTGTTACTGAATTAGTTTTTATTAAAGCAGTTAATTCTTTTTGTTTTTGGAAACTTATATCGTTAGAAAGTGTTTGTATAGCAGCTAAAGCACTTGCCTGATCTTTTACTCTTGCAACAGCATCAAATCCAGCCGTATCTGCTCCAAAAAATCCTCCAAGCGTTAATGCTCTTTCTTTCCCAAAACGTGCAAAAGTACTTGCAACTTGAACAGCTTCGTCTTTAGTTATCTTTAATGATTTAGCCATCTTATCTATTTCTTTTCTTGTAAATTCTGATTCAAAACCCATTGCCTTCATTCTTCCATTGGCAACAGTAATTTTTTCATTTAATTTGTCAAATTTTTCTATTGCAGAGCCAATAGCCGTACCAACAAGAGATAATCCAAAACCTAATCCTCCTCCTAAGAAACCACCAGCAGCACCACCTAAAGCTCCACCTGCTGCACTTGCACCTCCTTGACCAAATAAGAATGGAAACGCACCACCAATCAAAGCACTACTACCAGCACCTCTCATTCGACCACCTATTCCTCCTCTACTTGCAAATACTCCTTGAGAGTCAGCCTTTTTTCCAAAACCAAGTTTATTGTATATCCCTATCCTTTTTTCTAAAACTTCATTCAATCTTCTTTCAAAATCTATTTCTCTATCAGCTATTAGCATGGCTTCTTTTCTAGCTGCATTTTCTTTTAGCCTTTGTTCAACAAAACCTTTGCTGGTTTTTAATGCTCTTGTTGCTTCTAATCGTTCATTTTTTGTAGAAGCTTCTAATCTTATTCTGTCTGCTCTTTCACTAAAGTCTTTAAATCCAGAGCCAGTAAATGCACTTCTATTTCTTGATTCAATAATTGTTCTATTTATTTTTTCTCTAAAAGCTCTTTGTTCTACAGTTAAACCTTCTAAAATACGTTTTCTATCTAGTAATTCTTTATTAACTTGTTTTTCTGCAAATAAAACATCTCTGACACTATCTCTATAGTGTTTATTATCTATAGGTAATTCTCGGTTTGTATTTCTAACGCTATTAAGTGTCTCTTGAAGAGCCGCTAAACTTTGCCTTGGTATTTCAAATTCAAATCCTTTACCTTTAACAGAACGGCCTGGAAAAGCAATAGCTTCTTGTATTTCTCTTGCATTTTGAGCAATTAATTTTAACCTGCCAGGTAAAGAACCTAAGACAGTAAAGAATTCTAAAGCACTAGCTTTTCCTTTCTCAAACGCCTCCCAAACTGCCTTTACGTCTGATTCAACTCTTGCTTTCCCTGCCATATGGGTTCTAGCAATAGCTCTTTCCACTCGGAAAAGAAAATCTTTTTCAACTCTTCCTCTTAACCATTGTTTGCCCGCTTTATCCTTTCCTAAAATCCAATCGATACCTTTTAATTTTTTACCTACATCATCAATTTCTTTTCCTGCATTTTTAGCATCTTGAGCAATATCATTGAATCCTTGTATCTTTGCAAGTTTGTCAATACTTTTAGTTAAATTATCTACTCCACGAATTAATTCTTGATTAGTTCTATTTAGCTTGTTTAATGTCTTGTCTAACTTACCTAAAGAATTGAGATTCTTTACAACAACTTCTATTTGGGCTTGAGCCGATGCCACAACTTTCCTCCTAACTCATTCCATATTACCTACGTCTTCGAGCTTTTTGCATTTCTTTCTCTTGATCTTCGTTTAGCACTTGAAAATAAGCTGACCACCCAGCAATTTCTTCCATTGTCATTTGTCGTATTTCAGTTAAAGACTTTCCTAGCTCTTTTGCTATCCCAAACTGAAGCATTAATAAATTATCTTTCCTTAGCTCTTCGCTTAATCCTTTGGGTCTAAAGCATCCTCATCATCTGTTAAAACTGCCAACATTAACTTCTGTAAATCAGCATCCTTTACCTCATTCTTTAAAACATCTATTTCTCCCATTTGAAATAATCTCTGACCATTCTCGTCTTGTGCCTTAGAAATTAACAGTCTTAAAGCAAATTCATTTGCATCATCAGACTTTGCTCCTCTTTGTGCTCTTTCTCTTTCTGCCATCGTTAGTGGTGCGACCCACATCTCAAAAATTGATCCATCAGAAAGTTCTACTTCTTTTTTTGTAGCTTCTAAATTTGCTGCTTTCTTTAAACGATCTATCGCTCGTAATGTTGATCTTGCAGATCTAGGACTTGTTGACATAGTAAAAAATTATATGAAATTATTCTAGCGTAATAAACAATAAAAAACCCTGCAAAAGAGCAGGGCTTATAAAACATTCCAGTTCCGTTCTTATTATGAACGACTAAAATCAAATGTTGGAACGCCAGCAGGACGGAAGTTAACTGTTACTGCTTGTGCATCATCAGGAGTAACACCTAAAGAAGCAGAGGTTAATGTTGCATCAAAACTAATTGAACGACTAAGAGTGTCGCTTACA